CGGCTATACAACATCTACTACTATTAAAGAATTAATAGGAACAAGAAGAAGAAAGCCGCTCAAAGCTAATGTCAGAAAAAAAAGAAAAAAAAGAAGTAAAAATAAAACTAAACGATAAAGAACATTTCCTTCATAAGATAGAATGGGTTGATATTGTTGGTGATAGTACCATTGTCAGCTTAGATGAATTTAAAAGAATGAGAACAGCAACGATTATCACAATCGCTTATGTTCTAAAAAAAGATAAAGAAAATCTCTACACCTTCGCAAGTTACTCTCAAGACGGATTTTACGGAGATAGGAATATTATCCCTTTAGGAGTAGTCAAATCTGTTACTAAAATTACTGCTTAATCCTAGCATCTGGGAACAGATCAAAAACACCCTCTAAAACGTCCATATTTGCGTCCACAGAGCCTTTTATGACATAATGGGGTGTATTTAGCACCTTAGATATATTTTGCCATATTTTCTGACTTTCAGACAATCTACCTTTATCGGTTTTGATCTCTAAATAAACCATCTTACCATTTGGAAATTCAAGAACTAAATCTGGAACTCCAGCCTTTAAACCCATACGAACTAGCTTATGAAGATACCAAACCTTGCGTTTACCCTCATTTGGTACTGAAAAATAGCGAAATAGGTAGGTTTTTTTCTTTTCGTCTAAATAATCGCAGATTTCTTCTTGTATATCAGATTCTTTCACACACTAGATATAGCATAAAAGGGCTGGAAAATATTTAGTTTTGGAGAAAAAATATGAAAATCAATAAGATTTAAAAAACCAGCCCTTACAGGGATTTATACATAATTATAAAAAAAACACAAAATGTTAATAAATGTATTGCGAATGTAAAATAAATGTATTACCAGTTAGATATTAATTAATTATGGAGAAAAAAATGAATATTAAAACTATAGAAAAAATACTTAAACAAGTTGTTACTGAATGGTCTAACAATAAAGCTGTTGCAAAAAATGGTAATGAAAATGCAACACAAAAATATACTAATATTTTTAGTCAAACTTCAGATGAATTTAAAATTTATGACAAAAAAATAAATGATAAATATGATGTTTATTGTGAAGAGTGGGGAAATTGGGATACTTACATTGTTTACAAAGGAACTAAAACTAAAGTATCTGAAGAAGATGAAAAAGAATATAATAGTTCATGTGGTATAGAAAAATTAGATACACCTAAACTTAACGAATGTTATTTTTCTTTTTGGAAAGATAAAGATGGTTATAAAATTTCTTTAGATGGTAAACCATCATGGCAATATTTACACCCATCATCTGAATTTTATTCATCTAAATTTGATTCAATTTTTTATGGTGCTTTTGAAAAAGCTAATATTGAATTTGATTGGGAAGATGGTGCAACATTAAAGGTGGCTCAATAATGAGCCGCCATAACTTAGGAGAAAAAAATATGACTTTAATACAAGAAACAAAACCTTTACCATCTGGAGATAGTGTTATCACAATAGGTAAAACAGATTATCTTTTTAAAGAATGGGAAGATTCTAATGAAATTAGATGTGAAGTAATTAAATTAAAAGAAGTTGATAAAGGTGTTTTAGAAAAAATTTGCCATGTTGGTTGGTTTAAAAATAAATCGTCAGCAATTAGTCATTTCATAGATTTAGAATGTGATGAGGTTGATAATGCCTAGTTGGTTATTTGTTTTAATATTATTTACTAATGCGATACTATTTTTAGTACCGCATTGGTTATAGGAGAAAAAATATGATTAATATAATTGTTGATGGAATAGACGAAATTATAAATACTGATGATAATGTTGAGGAGAAAAAATATGTATAAACTAATTGATTGTGGGACTTACCCATTTTTTATAAAAAAATCTAATAAGTATTATCATTGTGTTGCTCAATTTGATGGGGAACACAAACAATATAAAATACAAAACAGCTATGCTAAAAATCTTAATGAGAGAATTAAGTATAGTTATTTAAAAGATCATTTAGCTAACTTTGATAAAGCTGATGACCAATGGAGTACAACTTTTAGAAAGTTATCTAAGCATTGGAAAAACCTAAATAAAACTTCTTACATGAAAGAGGTTTTACAACAACTAAAAAAACAGGAGAAAAAAATATGAAAAATATAAATAAAGTTGATTTAATTTATAGAGGTTACACTATCCAAAATCATTATTCTAATTATGACGCTTATGTTGTTAAAGATGCTGAAACAGGATTTCAAATATTTATGGTTATGGAAGAGGATTTTGTAAGCATAGAAGATATTCAAAAAAGAATTGATGAACATAAAAAACAGGAGAAAAAAAAATGATTAGTGATTATCCATTTGGTAAAAATGTTGAAAGCCCAAAATATTATTATACGCAAAATATTGGTAAGCGTAAAAAAGGTATTACAGGCGAAATGAAAAAAAGAGAAATAAAAAAAGTTTATAAAAAGCAAACAAGACTCTCAAAGTTTGTTGTTGTTTATAAACCTAAACTAAGTTTTGAAAATGCGAAATCTTAAAATAATTCCTTACGGAGATGTTATTGGTTATGACGCTAGAACAAGACAACCAGTAAGAAGATATAGAAAACATGAAAAGCCTTTTAATTGGTATAAATTATTTTTCTGGGTTGTTATGATTTTAATGTTTATCGCTATGACAAGTTGCTCTTATATGCCTGTTTATGATCCTAAAGGTTCACAGGCTAAAAACTTTTATGGCGATTTACAAGAATGTCGGTTTACTGCACAAAGCCAAATGAGTGGCTTTCAGTATGGTTATCACGAGGAAAAAGTGATAAAAGAATGTATGACGAATAGAGATTATTCTATTCTGAAATAGGAGAAAAAATATGAACGCAAGGGAAAACCCTAAGTCATTGAAAGAAGCATTAACAATGTTTCAAGAGATGAATGTTACTGCAACTAAAAATACCAGTAACGAATATTTTAAAAGCACCTACTCAGATTTAACAAGTGTTATTACTGCGGTGAATCATGGTGCTGAATTTGGATTGTCATTTTCACAATCGGTTGAGTATAAAAATATTATACTTGAACGAGTAAAAACAGAAAATGGTACTGATGTTAAATATCAAGAATTACACAGAGATATTTTTGTTAAGACAATCGTATCTCATATTCAAGATAAAGAAACTTTAGAATGTACTGTTCCTGTTTTAATAAATGGGAATGATAAAGATAATCCTCAAAAGATGGGGTCAGCTATAACGTATGCAAAGCGTTATGGTTTACAATCTTTATATGGATTAGCTAGTGATGATGATGCTAATTTAGCGGCTGGTTTAGTTGCTAGAAATTCGGATAAGCCGAAAATAATAACTCAAACTCAAAAGGTAGATATATGAGCAAAACTTACATAAAATTATTTAAGAATGAAAACAAAGTTGAAGGAGATAACAAACCTGTTTATCAAAACAACAAAGTACAAGTAAAACAAAAAATTTTACTTGACCCAGACAGAATTTATTCAGCCGCATTATGGAAGAATAAAGATGATAACGGAAATGATGATGGTACGTTAAATCTAAAACTAGAACTCAAAGATGAAGAGTTCAATCAATCACCAGACATTTAGTGAAGAAGTACCTACGAATGTTTATGAAATACTATGGCTATACTGAAGCTGATAGTTATGCTGAACTTTGTTGGTACTGTAACAAAAATGTGTGGGTTGAAGTACATCATATAATCAGTAGAGGAATGGGAGGTTCAAAACTAAGAGATAGAATTGATAATCTCATTCCTTTATGCAGAAGTTGTCATTCTGACAGTTCTGTAATTAATAAACAAAAAGATAAACTAAAAGAAATAGTACAAAGGAGAATGAAAAATGCCAAAGCCAGTTAGAGGTTATGTGCCGCAACGATTCATACTTGAATTAGATAAGGTGTCATATGCCAAAACAAAACAAAAAGTAGAAAAGGAAGTCGGTATTGCTGGACTTAGTTCAGCCAAGATTTTAAATTATATAATGAATAAATATTTAGGAGAAAAAAATGATAACAAAGAAGATAACAACACTATTCGGTAATTTAGCACCAGTACATGAACGCTATGTAAACAAAGCTAGTGTTCAGAAAAAAGATTTACGTTTAATTTATGAAGATGAAAACATGATTGTTTCTTACAAGCAATTAGACAATCCAGCTAAAACAACAATAGTTACAGACAAGTTTACAGGACAACCAGCTAAACTTTATTATTATAACTGGAAACCATTAGATAAAAGACAAGGAGTGTTATTGGTATGATTAACCCAGAAATATTTACAAAGTTTAATTTAGAAAAAGATATGCTTCCATTTTCTGCAAGTAAGATAAAAAAATGGAAGAATAACCCAGCACAATTTGTTTTGAAATACATTTATGGCTATCCTACAACCTCAAATCATTCAATGGAAAGAGGTTCAGCAGTTGAGTTTGGGTTAAATCATTTGTTTATTAATAATGCTACTGTTGAAGAATGTTTTGAAAAAGCCATTACTTACTACAAATCAGCTACAGCTTTATTAGATAAAGAAGATGACAAGCAATATGATATGATTGCACCAATGGTTGAACAATGCTTTGAACAACTATCACCACTCAAAGATTATTTTTTATCTTTTCAAGGTCGTATAGATACAAACATTTTAGATATACCTTTTTATGGGTTTACTGATTTTGTTTTTGAGTACGAAGAAAAAATATTAATTATTGATCTTAAAACAAAAGCCAAGTTTATGCCTACACATGATGATATGCTACAAATGGCTATTTATCAAAAAGCCTTTGAAGAAAAATATAAGAAGCTGGTAGATATAAAACTTTTAATTTGTACGCCTAAAAGGTGTGAACCTGTAGATTTTACACCGCATAAAAAATATTTAAAAGAGATAGAAATGCACCTAATGAGTTGTGCTAATATCTTTAATGCGTGTAATGAACCAGATGATATGAAACATTTAATAGTACCTAAATTAGATGATTGGACGTGGAATAGTGCTGAACTATTGGAGCAAAGACATGATATTTGGGGAATCTGATTGTTGTGTTTATTGCAAAAGGCAATATTTATTAACTAATATGATAGGTCTTAATTCTGTTATTGCTTATAAAGTTGATGGAGTTAAAGCTGGTTCATATGATAAACATAATATGTTCAAATACGCTTGTATTCGCTGTTTTAACCATATTGTTTTAGAAAGTAGCACAGATAAAATAGATGGTTATAAACAAGGATTAAAATTAAAAAAAATTGGAGAAAAATATGACGAAAATATGGAAGATGGGAATAAGCACCGATAATTTTATCGCTGACACAGTAAACCTAACAAACGAAGAAATAGGTATTTACTTTAGATTACTATGCTACGCATGGAAGAATGAAGCATATTTACCTAAAGATATATCAAGAATAAAACGCATAGTTCAAAACGCTCAAGAGGAGGATATAAACTACATACTAGAAACGTATTTCAAAGAAGATGAAAACGGATACTTCTCCAAAGCCCAAAAGGAAGAATTTGAATGGGTCATTGAGAAATCTGGTAAAGCTAAAGAAGCCGCAGAGAAAAGATGGTCTAATGCGAACGCACCACAAACGCATATGCGAACGCAAAGCAGTTATAGTCATAGTCATAGTTATAATAAAATAATTAATGATGCTTTTGAGGATATATGGTCTAAGCTAAAAACAAAGCGTGGAACAAAATCCGAAGGTCTTAAAGCATACAAAAAAATACATGGCAAAGTAGAACCAAGCCTTCTCATAGAGAAATACAATGCCAAGTCAGATTCTATAGATGAAAAGAAGTTTTTAGCACATTTTAGTAGGTGGTTAAACTCAGAGGGCTGGACAGAAGAACTATTAACTGAAAAAAAGACAGAGGATAGTTTTGGAATAGTATCTAGAAACAAATACGCTAACTTATCTTTATGGAAAAAAGGCATAAAAACTTTAAATGATTTTGATGAAGATATAATAAAAAAATACAAAGAAGGTGAAATATCAAAAGAAGCTATGGAAAAATTAAATATTAGCGTATAAATAATGAATGGAAGAAGATTTAAAGAAACTATTCATAACAATACCAGATGTGTATGGCGGTTATTCTGCTGTGATACAAGTATCTGGATTTGAAACAGAAGAGGAAGCTAACGATTATCTTTTAAAACATCATCAAGTAAAAGACATGGAAGTTTTAAAACAAGATATTACAATTCACTAATGGCAAGACCAATTAAATACGACATAGACACAGAGGAAGTAGTTAAATTAGCTTCTTATGGATGTACTAATATAGAGATAGCAGACTTTTTTGGTTGTGATGAAAGCCTTATTCGTAAGAGTTATTCCGAATATCTGACAAAAGGAAGAGCAGATATGAAGATAAGACTTAGAAAGATGCAGTTTAACCTTGCAGAGAAGTCAGCAGTAATGGGAATATGGCTTGGAAAACAGATGTTAAATCAAACAGACTATCCAATAACAGAAGATAATGAACCTTTAAAATGGTCGGCTGATTAAGTGCCACTTACTAAACCTCAAAGAGAAGTAATACTATGTGATAAGCGTTTTAGAGTAATGATCGCTGGACGAAGATTTGGCAAAACTTTTATGTGTATTCAAGAGATGGCTAAGTTCTCAAGATTTCCAAATCAAAGAGTATGGTATGTGTCACCTAGCTACAGGCAATCTAAAACTATTTGTTGGGATATGCTTAAACAACAAATGATAAAACATAGATGGGTACAAAAGATTAATGAAGCTGATCTAAGTATAGTTTTAAGAAACAACTCAGTTATAACTCTTAAAGGAGCAGATAATGAACAATCATTGCGTGGAGTGGGGTTGAACTTTGTTGTTATGGACGAGTTTCAAGACATTAAACCTAGTGCATGGTACGAAGTCATTAGACCTACATTATCAGATACATTAGGCCACGCTTTATTTACTGGAACACCAAAAGGTTTTAACTTTGCTTATGATTTGTATTCTAAACAAGACCCAGAATGGCAATCATTCAAATATACTACAATAGAAGGTGAACAAGTAAGCCAAGAAGAGATAGAACAAGCTAAGAATGATCTAGATGAACGCACATTTCAACAGGAATATCTAGCAACATTTGTTAATTATGCTGGTATAATTTACTATAACTTTGATAGAAACAAGCATATCATCAATGACTATGAAAGAGTTTCTAAGACAATTCATATTGGTATGGATTTTAATATTTCTCCTATGGTTTGTGTTCTAGCAGAGCAAGTGAAGAATGATTTAATAATCTATGATGAAATACAATTATGGAGTTCTAATACTTCTGAAATGATTGATGAAATAAAGAACAGGTATCAAGGTCATAGAATAGTTGTATTTCCAGACCCAGCTTCTAGACAAAGAAAAACTTCTGCTGGAGGAATGACAGATTTATCTTTATTACGCAACGCTGGTTTTGAAGTTAAAGCAAGATCGCAACACCCATTAGTCAGAGATAGAATTAACGCTGTAAACTCCAAGTTAAAAAATGCGAATAATGTGTCAAGTCTATTTATAACAAAATCTTGTAAAAACTTAATTAAGAGTTTAGAAAGACAGATATACAAAGAGGGAACAAGTGTTCCAGATAAAGATAGTGGGTTTGACCATTTCAATGATGCGTTAGGCTACATGGTAGAATATATGTTTCCTTTGCGTAGAGAGTTTAAACCAAGTGAACCGACTAGGTGGAGTTGATGGCAGATTATAGTAGAGAATTTTTAGTAGCTAAACATGGAGATTATGATGATAGTCTTAAAAACTGGAATTTTCACTATAGATCATATGTAGGTGGAGATGATTTTTCTAATGGGTATTTTTTAAACAGATATATTTTAGAAGGTGATGATGAATATATAAAGCGTGTTGATTTTACACCTTTAGATAATCATTGCCGCAATGTAGTCCAAATTTATTCAAGTTTTTTATTTAGAGTTCCTCCCACGAGAGATTATGGCTCAATGGCTGGTGACCCCCAGCTTGAGTCATTTCTCAAAGATGCAGATTTAGATGGTAGATCATTTCATAATGTAATTAAAGATATGCAACTTCACGCTTCAGTTTATGGTTCTTGTTGGGCTATTATAGATAAACCAGCAACAGTAGCTAAGACTAGAGCAGAAGAATTACAACAAGACATTAGACCATACATATCAATCTATACTCCAGAGAATGTGACAAACTGGGAATATCAAAGATTGCCTAATGGTAGATACTTTTTAACATCATTAACTATTGTTGAAGATATAAACGAAGATAGAGCAATAATAAAAGTTTGGACTCCAGAAGATATTACAACGTACAGAGTTAATCAATACATGAAGGATTATGCTACATCAAAGCCAGTTAAGATTGACGAACAACCTAACGCTATTGGAGAAATACCAGCAGTTGTTTTATACAATCAAAAATCACAAAGAAGAGCAATAGGTATAAGTGATTTGTCAGATGTTGCAGAATTACAACAGTCTATTTACAATGATTATTCAGAGATTGAGCAGTTAATTAGATTATCTAACCACCCTAGTTTAGTTAAAACACCTAATGTTGAAGCTAGTGCTGGTGCTGGTAGCATTATTGAGATGCCAGAAGATATGGACGCAAATTTAAAACCTTATATCATTCAACCTAGTTCTCAATCATTAGACAGCATAATGAAAACAATTCAGATGAAAGTTAGTGCTATTGATAGAATAACACATATGGGTTCAGTTAGAGGTACGGAGAAAACTGTTAATTCTGGTATTGCATTACAAACTGAGTTCCAGTTACTTAATGCAAGGCTATCTGAAAAAGCTGATCTATTAGAAAATGCAGAGGAAACTATTTGGTCATTGTTTGCTAAATGGCAAAACAAAGCATTTGATGGTGAAATAGACTACCCAGATACATTTGATTTAAGAGATTATGCGGCTGATTTACAATTCTTACAAGTAGCAAAAGCTAGTGGCGTTAAATCAGAAACATTTATTAAAGAAATAGATAAACAAATTGCAAGAGCAGTTGTAGATGATGATGAAGCAATTAATTCAATTAATAATGAAATAGACTCTAGTACAACAGCTATTGGTCAATTCTCAACAACATTACCTACAGATGACAATGGCGAAGAAGCGTAGAGCAACACCTAAAGACAAAAGTACAGGACTTCCAAAGAAGTATTTATCTGGATTAAAGGGTAAGAAAAGAAAAAAGAGAGCCAAGTTAATCAAGAAAGTATCATCATTATATAAATCTGGTGGCTTTATTCCTAAGAGTTTATTGAGAAGTAGGAGCAAAGCATAATGGCTAGTAGATTTAGAAAACCTTTATCAGCAAGTACAAAAGCAACACTTAGGCGTAAAGCTAAAGCGTCAAAGAGATATACTTATGGAACATTAGCTAAAGTTTACAGAAGAGGACAAGGTGCTTTTCTAAGTGCTGGTTCTAGAAGAGTTCCTATGGCGGCTTGGTCTATGGGTAGAGTTAATTCCTTTTTGCGTGGCTCAAGAAAACATGATTTAGATTTAAGAAAAAAGAAGAGAAAATAA